CTTATTTTTGTTGAATAAATGATTGTGAATTGACGCTAACAAAAAAGCACAAGCGCAGCAATCTGTGCGCTTGTGCCTTTGTAGTCCCGACGGGACTATAGGTAATGTTATCTCATGAAATCATTGGGATTGCATAAAGCAACAAAAATTGGCTGCAATGGTGTGTATCGGCATCTTTACAGATGTCATGAAACGACCGAAATATCACCAGATAAAGTATAAGTCGCCAAAAAGTCGCCAAAAATTATTGAAGTAATATATGGTTGTTTATATTTGCATCCGTGCAAATATAACAATTATGGCGACAATTTACTATTCACTCTCTGCCAAGGAGAATACATGCGGTTTACACGAGGTGCTGATTCGGTTTACTCACGGACGCCTTAACCAGCGTGCCAAGACCGGTATTTTCGTGCTGCCTGAATATTGGAGCGCCAAGACACAATCGGTTTCTGTTCCCCGTTACAGGATGATGTCTCCTGCCCAACAAGAGATCGTCGAACAGGCAAACGAGGCACATTCTAAAATATCGGCATTGACATCTTTTGTCATGCAATCGTTCATAGAGGCAGGAGCAGGGAAGGTTAGCTTGCCTCCGAGTTGGCTCAGGGATGTTATTACGCCTTATTCTGTAGGATTGTCGCAAGACAGGGATATATGGGCACACTTTGAAAGTTACGTATCCAAGAAGGGGTTTTCTGAGCGCCGTAAGATGGCATTCAATGTTCTTATGAGGGCTCTCAAGCGCTACGAGTTGTACAAAAGGATTTTCGACCGCACCTTCACCCTTTCGCTGGGGATGCTAACGCCCGAGGTATTGGATGACTTTGAGGACTTTTATCGCCGGGAGCACGATATATGCGAGGAATATCCGCATATCTATGCTTTGGTGCAGGATTCGAGGATACCACACCAGCGTGGCCACAATACGGTTGTCAGCAAGATGATTCTCTTGCGGGCTTTCCTGAATTGGGCCGCAAACAATGACCTGATCCAAACTAATCCTTTCCGGAAGAAGGAGATAAAACAAGCTGTATATGGTTCCCCGATCTATATCACAATCGCCGAGCGGAACAAGCTATACCATACAAACCTATCCAGGCATCCACGACTGGCGGTACAGCGGGATATATTCGTATTCCAATGTCTCATAGGGTGTCGCGTGGGGGATTTGATAGCCTTGAAACGGAGCAACGTAGTAAAAGGTGCTGTTGAGTATATCCCGCGCAAAACGAAGGAAGGCCATCCGGTGACGGTGCGTGTCCCGTTGAACAATCTTGCAAAGGAGATAATCAATAAATACGCATCCCCTGACAATGCACTACTGCTCCCCTTTATTTCGGAGCAAAAATATAACGAGGCAATTAAAAAATGCTTCCTTGCTGCCGGATTGAAACGCATGGTAAGTGTACTCAACCCCGTCACCAGGGAGCCTGAGCAAAAACCGCTCTACCAAGTTGCGTCATCCCATATGGCGCGCCGTACTTTTATCGGGAATCTGTATAAGCAGGTCAAAGACCCTAACCTTGTGGGCTCTTTGTCGGGGCATACCGAAGGCAGCAAAGCATTTGCCCGCTACCGCGACATAGACGAGGAGATGAAAACCGATCTGGTGAAACTTCTGGAATAATCAAATCGTATTCATCAACTCGCATACGACGGCAGCGAATATGGGTGCGCAGCATTCGCTCACTTCGAGCATCGCCATCCAGTATTGGGTGTCATCTTTTTCCATGTCCATTACATTTACAACAGGTGAATTGGTGCACATCTTCCCATAGTGCCTGGTTTATTTCGCCGGTAAGGTATGCTACATCTTCTCCGGCCATCGGCAGGCCGAGAGTAAGGGCTACATCGTCTACGAGGTGCCGCAGTTCGTGCTCAAAGCTGTTAAGAAATTCCCACGGCGAGGAGTGCATCCCTATTACGATGACACTTTGCCGATGCTCCTTGTTGGAGTAGGTGAATCCCGTATCCATTTCGCACTTCACCATATTCCCCTGTACGCGATGAAGAACCGTATCGGGGCATCCGATGTCGGTAAGGGACTTGAGTATTTCGCCCGTATAGTAGCACGTCACGGCATAATATATGCGCAACGTCCATCCATACTTGTGAATACTCAAGTCCCGAATCTTCATTTTTCCTCCCTTTTCCCGTACTTGCGCCAGTTTCGCGCCAGTCTCCTTCGTTGCGCCCGGTTGAAGCGCTTGTTCTCGAATACGTCGTTCACCGCCCCGGCCAGTTCTTGGTACTTGTCGGCAGGCAGGTTACGGACGAGCGTTGCGATATTTTTCATTTATTTCGCCGTTGTCGTTTGTGAATTCGCTGATCTGGGGATATTCTTCCATGGCTACATCATCTCTTCCCACAGAATGGGTGTTCCCGAGCCGATGGTATCGGCATAGTAGCGTGTAAATGGCAAGCCGTCGTATCCGTCTTCATCGTCAATATAGTCACGTATGAACATCGCCAGGTATTGTGGATTAGGTATCGACGACCCGAAATAATCCGACAATGCCATGTTGCAGACGTACACGCAGTCATACCCCTTATCCTTTTTGAGTTCGATGCCGTACTGCTTGAGCAGCGCATCCACCTTATCCTTAGAATAGGGCTCTATCTTCTTGCCGTTCCTGTCCTTCATGCGGGATACGGCGAATTCGCACATCTTCTTTGAAAAGTGCCAACCGTAATTTTCGAGATATTCCCGGAACCCTGCCGGGAAGTTTTCATGTGTATCTAACCTGTCCATATTTTTCGATTTAAAATAGGAGAGGGCACTGCGGCCCTCTCCCTCCGGTTTACCGCCTGCGATACCGCGAATAGGGGCCTGTACCCCTTACGCCACGGCGTTCGCCGTAGGCGTCGTCATACTCATACCCGCCGCGGTCATACTCGCCACGTTCGCCGTAGCCGCCACCTTGTCCGTAGCCGCCACGCTCACCGTATCCGCCACGGCCTTCACGCCGGCCTTCTTCAAAGCCTTCTTCGTAGGCGCGTCGGAGCTCTCGCTCCATCTCCTCTTCGTGGCCGCCGAAGCCGCCACGGCCTTCACCTATGATTCTCCAACCCATAGTTACTTTGTTTTTGCAGGTGGTTCAGACTTGACAAGGCTCCTCAGTTCTTCCGCTGTCGGTATCTGGCTCAGCCGTTCGTTCATGTCAGCGAGCATCTTCCGCAACTCCCTGTTTTCGGCTTCGAGCTCTTTTGAACGCGCAGCTTCGGGATCGAGCTGCATCAGGATCTCATCGTAGACCTTCAGGTTGGCTTTGTGCCTGTCGAATGATTCCACGATGTCACGGCTTGCCTGCTGTGCCTCCATGATGGTCGGTTTCAACACTTCACGTGTCGTCGCTACGGTAAGGCCGTCTTTCGAAACGATGTCCGCTTGCATAGGGACGCCCCAGGGCTCGTTGCCCTCTATCGAGATGTTGATGAATTGCGGCATCGGCGAGAATTGCCCGGGCTTTTGGGGCGGGAAATACGGTGCCGATACGTCTTTTACGTTGGCTGTATAAAACTTAGGCTGTTCCCTGTTGTCGAAAACGTAGACTAAGGAGCCTTTTCTCAAGTTCTGAAACATCTTGGTTAATGATTTGTGAAAGATAGGGGAGAAGGAGCCCTCCTCCCCGTCTTTCGGTTAATTGTTTTTTTAATTCAGACGGCACCGGTCATCAATTGCAAAGTATCGGTCTGCTTGTCATACCATATCTGGTATACCCCTGACCCCGGAATATCCGATACTGTAACATTTGCTCCGTTGTACGTCGTCAGATTCTTATTTTGCCCGTTGGTTTCAAACAGCACGGGAAGTGTTCCCGTTGTGCCGGCAGGGATTTCCTGTACCAACTCAACCAGCACGAGTCCCCGGTACCACGAATTTGCAAATGCGTGGTTGGGAAAGGAAAACACAACCCCTGTGGTCTCCACTGTCACGCCTGTAGTTTTTAGTACCGGTATGCCTCTGCGGTTAACATACTGAAATGGGAATACTGCCATATTTTTGTATTTTAAGTTATTATAACTAATTTTACATCGGGATAGGTTGGAGTCATGACCAACTGATAAGGGCTTGCCAAACGTCCTTCCCTCTTTTTCTCGTTTGGCACCACTAAATTGTTTGGCAATGACAAATCGGGAATTCATAGAGAGTGTTGCTCTCGAAGGAGAAGAATGGCGTATTATTGATGGTACGCTCGGCTATTTCGCGGTATCTGATTATGGTAGGGTTTCATCGCTATCCCATCGCGTGAGCGGAGGTAATAACAATAGTTGGACGACTAAACCTCGCATATTAACTCCTCGCCCAAATAGGGGAGGATATTTGAGAGTTAGACTTACATCCCTACACGGAGTAGATAAGACTGAATTAGTCCATAGGCTTGTTGCTAAAGCGTTCATCCCCAATCCTAATAACTATGCATATGTAGACCATATAGATGGGAACCGGACGAACAATGTGGCACGTAATCTTCGTTGGTGTACTCGTTCAATGAACATGCTTAACCCTGTCACAAGAGAGTGTGCAGCAAAAGCACGAAGAATACCCAACAAGAAAAACAGAAAGCCAATTGTCCAGATTAAAAATGGAATATTGGTTGCAAAATATAAAACAGCATCCGAAGCCCATCAATTACACGGATTTCACATCGGAGGAATATATGAATGCATTCGAAAACCAACTCGCACATTGAAAGGATTTCATTGGCGCTGGCTTTCGGATTGGGAAGCCTCTTATCAGTAAGTCAAAGAACATTTCACCTATCGGCGAATAATAGCATTATCCCCAAAATCCGCCGCTCCCCCCAAAGCCAAACCCTGCACCATATCCGAGACCATATTGTGCGGCAATACACGTAGGCACACCGACAATAGGCGAATAGGGCACGGTAGCCGTTTCGGGCAGCTTGCACTTGATGCTATTCACGTCATTCTGCAAAGCCGCTACAGCGGCGTTCACGGGTGCTACAGCCTGTCCTACAACACCGGCCATGTAGGCGTTTTGGTGTTCGAGGTTGAGCTGCGTGGTCAGCGTGCTGTTCTTTTCGCGCAGGGCATCAATTTTATCCTGCAATGCAGCTGCCTGCATTTGATCCAGTTTGGAAATTATCGCTGTAGTCCCGCTTTGAGAAGTTTCGCGAATTGTGTTTTGTAAATCACAGGTCTGACGTTGTGTTTCATAGGCAACGCTACTGAATCCGCGCTCCATGCCCACATTGACGCCATTGATGGCCTGCTTCATATCGCAGCAGCACGCGGCGATCTGGTTGCCGATTTGGCATCCCATCGACTGTACAGCGTTGATGATCTGCTGGCTTGACATGCCGAGGGTGCCCTGGATGTTGCACAGCGTGTTCTGAATCTGCTGCGTAGAGCAGTTGAGCGACGATGCCAGCTGATTGATGGCTGCGCCGTTCCCTTGGATTGCGTTCATAAGAAGTTCCCGTCCGGCGTCACCGTTGAGCTGCGCAGGAAGGCCATTGGCGTTGTTACCGCCGAAGCCGTTGCCACCAAAGCCGCCCCAGCAGAAGAACAGCAGGATGATCCAGATCCACCAGCACCCGTCACCGCCCCATGCACCACGGTTGTTGTTACCGTTCATGAGTGCCGCTACGAGGTTGGGATCCATGCCCTTGTTGCCCATCATTGACGAGACGAGAGCCGCGATGTCAAGGCCGCCACCCGAGCCGCCTCCATCGAAAATATAAGTTTTATCCGAACCCATTTTTAATGATTATTGAATGATTGCCGCCCCTGTCAAGGCCGGGCGTTCACCTGTTGCAACATTGCAAAGGTGGCTGCGGGCGGCAGGCATATCAATTCATTGGGGCGCAGATGGGAGGCAACTTCTTCGCAATAAGTTCGCACTGTATTTCGAATATAGGGTGGCTGTATCGCTTGCGTTCATCGAATCCGGAGACCATCTTCTCTATGGCGCGTCGGGAGAACCGCATCATCCGGGCGATGTCGGTGGTGTACATGCCGTTCTTATGGCAGAAGTGTACGAGCATGTAGCGCGCATCGACCACATCTTGAAATTTATCCTTCGAAAGGATTTGTTCCTTAGCTATTTCAGTTTCAAATGCAACACATTCGAGTATTTGTGCAAAAAGCTCTTATTTACGCATATACTTTCCCGATTTTTTATTATAAATTTGTTATACCACTATACAAAAAGCCAACACACCGATTCAAGGAATAAGTCCTCAATGTGGTGCGTTGGCACAATCGTATAGTGGTATATGCGGGAAAGCGTTGGGGACTTTTTTATGCCCGTACCCTAAGGCCCGTTATTCGGTTACAACCGATGGGAAGTCATCCCAGTATATGTAAATCATCTCTTCCATTGCGCGTAGTGTTTTCGTATTTCAAGGTATTCAGGGTTATCTTCATGGGCATATGCTTCCTGTTCGAAAGTTATCCTTCGGTACTTGAAACCGTGAAATACCCAATCCAATAGGTAGACGATGTAGAAGGGCACATATAATAGTTCTCGCATCTGTGCGGTGTGTATCGCTTCGTGGTTTTTATTTTTATCCGACAACGGGCGGGCGGACTTGCGGGCAAATACGATCCCGAACAGATTGATAGCCTTGTATCCCTTGAAGGGGATGATGTCGTTATAAATTATCTTCATACCTGTCAGAATTGCCATAAAATAACACCTACTCCTACGCCGACCGTAGGCTGGAACCCTTGCGGCGTGTACGCCGCCCCGACCCCGGCGGTCAGGGCGAAGCGGCTTCGCCGGGTGACTACCTGCTGTCGGATGGTCGTGCGGTCGTATGTTTCTATCCAGTCGAGCGTCGGCCGAAGGTTGCCGATCCGGGGCCCGCTGACCTGTGCCCGGTAGGTGCTGTCCGAGTAGGGGCGCGTTTCCATCGCCACCTTCATCTGCACGCTGTCTGCCCCGACTTTCACAACGACGGTCTCCGTTAACGTGTCGGGCGGCGCGAAGAGCAACACCGGCACAGAGATGTCGGCGAAGCGGTACGTGCCGGGCAGCGGCTCCGGCCGCGGGTAGAACACCGTGTCGATGCGCGTTGTTTCTTCGACAACCACCGACGCGGCGCCCCGGCGGTATCCCCAGCCGAAGAGGAGCGCCCCGACCGCAAGGGCGGCGAGCAGGTAGAGGAGCAATCTTTTCATGCCTTTACGAACAAATCCCACCCGGCCTGCACGTCGAGCATCTTGGCCTCGACGCCGTTCTCTACGAACGACATCGCAGCTACGATGGGAACCATCACGTCGCGGTTGGTCGTGGTGATCCGGCTGTCGGCGGGCACCCCCGATCTTTCCGCCACGGTGCGGACATAGACGTCCGTGTGGTTCTCCTCCGACGGGGCCCAGCGGCCGATCATCTTGCGGATCGTGTCCAACCCGTAGTTACGCTGGTAGTTGTTCAACAGCTTGAAGGCAGCCCGATAGCCGTATGCCACCGTCGTAAATTGCGCGAAACGCTTGTCTTTCGACGGTACGACCTCACCCTGCCAGGGATTGCCGCCCCGTGTCTTCTCGATGTTGAGCGGGTTGTTGTTTCTGAGCCCTCGTGTCATTGCGCGAGGTGTTTAGTGTACAGGATATGCCCGACCCATCCGGCCATAGCACAAACAACCCCCACGAGGATGTAACGCGGGAATACGATTCCGAGCACTACGGCCACGGCCGCAACGATGCTCCATACGATCCATTTCTTTTTCATTTGTCCTTTTGTTTTTGTTTGTAGTTTTCCAAATAGGGAATCTTTTTAATCATCTCGAACGAGAGCACATAGTACAGGAAGTCGATGTATCGGTTCTTCGAGAATATGCGGTTCAGGTTCTTGAGGATGTTGACCCCATAGAAATATATCAGGGCATATACTGCGAGCGAGATCGCCGACATCGCCCCGTCGTGGTTGTCGATGTTGTCCCCGACGAGCAGTATCATGGCCATCAGTCCCGATATTACCGCAGCCTCGGATATGCACTTGAAAGCCTTGCGGAATATGAATCCTTCGTGCTGTACGAGCACGCCGGCGAACAGGCCCGTGAAAAAGTTCGCGGCGAATATAATCATGCAGGCCGTCAGTATGTCGTGTATGGGGGCTATGGCGTTGAACATGTACACCAGGGCACCGATCAACACCTGCCATACTTTTTCGCAGAGCCTTTCTATAAATCTCCACAATGCTTCCATAGAGTGTATTCTATTGTTCGGGCAACACGTTCGTCTGCGCCTGGGGCGCCGCTTCCGACTTCTCCAATTCTGCGATCCTCTGTTCGAGCCGTTGCAGCACCGCGGCTAAAGTTTCTCCTTCGGAAACAAGCACGGCCTCGGCTACGGTTACGGGATAGAACGGCTCGCCGTTGGGCTTGTTGGTCATATACATCTTCATTGCTCAATATTTTGAAAGTCCATAACCGTTTCTTCGGCGGCCAGCTCTTCGGCACGCCTGGCTTTGAGCTCCGCAAGGGTCTTTTCGTTCGCGTTGTACTCCGCGTTGGCCGCTTCGTACTCCTCATAATCCAGAGGATAGGTAGCCCGAAAGTCAAGGCCGGACTTGCTGCATTTGGCCGCCCTGTCGTCGGACTTGGCCATGACTGCCCGTAATTCGAGCTGCCGCGATTCGAGGATGTCGATCTGTCGTTGTGTTTCCATGGTTCAGATAATTATAAGGCGCAGACCGGGCGGGCTGCGAATTTATAAATCTTGCCGGTGTAGCCCACGGTGCCAGAGCCTCCACTGTAAATAAATATGTTTCCCAGCGCCTGTTCGCACGAAGTATGGACATAATAATTATAACCATAGCACATGGTAGCTTTCAAGCGTAAGAGGGTACGGTTTACGGGGTCTTTCTCCACGTCAGCGACGAAACGCACCCTGTCGTGCATCAGCAGGTAGACCTCTTCCGACGACGGCAGCCACCATGCACCCGCCTCCAGTCCCGTCGTCATCCCTTCCACGGTGATGCCGAAGTCGAGAGCTGCGGCGGCAGCCGGGTAGCGATACTGTGTTTTGCCGTAAATATCCTTGAAGGTAAGCCGCCCGATCAGGTTCGTGTTGATCTTGCCATCCTGCAACATCGTCCCGAACGCCGTAGGATATTGTACCATGTGCTCGGCGAACAGGTAGTCCTTGTAGGTCGGATACACGGCAACCAGATCGGGGTTGTCGGCCTCGGTGAAGACGCTTTCCTGAATGATTACGCTGCTGCCCGGCTTCTGACCCGAGACTGCTTTTCCATGTGTGGAATAATATTCCGCGAACTGGTCGAGGATACCACCGGCTGCATCCGCATCCGCACCGTTTTTGCGACGGATATATTCCTCGGGAGTGTCTATTAAGCCTGCAAGAATCGACTGGTAATCCACATCCACGGCGCGGCGCGTCAACGTGCAGCCTGTTGCCGAAATCTTTTTGTGCCCCTCTATCGTACTCCATGCATCACATGTCATGACAACAGCTGAAAGCTCTTCGGAGGCGGAGGCTACCCAGGAGTATGTAGCTTTGAGTTCCGGTTTAGAATTTATAAGTGCGGCAATGTCTGCCAATGTCGAACCCGCAGGGTACGTAAACGAGAATTCGTGGATATAGATGTTCAGTGTGAATTCACCGCCCGCGGCGAGGTTGAAGTCCGACAATGCAACCTCATAAGAGTAGGCCCATCTAACTTCGGATGCCGCATTACGGAGCGACACGATCAGCACCCGCTCGCCCTGCCGGGCATAGACCACGGCCACCGGGACAAGCTCGGGCGGCAACTGTGCAGGAAGCAGCGTCGCGCCCTTGACGAAGCGGATAGTACCCGTGGTCTTGTCGAAGACCGCAAGGTCGCCCACCCCGGCGGCCGGCTTGTCCACCACGACGTTCACGCCGTCGTAGACGAGCATCCCGTCGTCCTCGATGTATGACACCGCCGACTGCGTGTCCTTGCGGTTTTTGTCGGCCGTGTAACCCGCCTTGTCGGCGTATTTGTTGACTTGTGACATGTTGTATGTTGTTTAAGCGTTCTTCCAGTCCGACACCGCGCCGTTGCCTACGGAGTGGTAGACCGCGTTGTTCTTCGTATCGACATAGAACTGCCCCGCGCGGTCGGGGGCTTTCGATGGTGCGCCCTCGCCCGTGACGACGAGGTTGTTGTCGCCCCACACGCCCAGTTTTTTCACCTGCAATTCCGGGATCAGCACTTTGCCCGAGAGCACTCCCACGAGCAGCCTTTCGAGGTGCGCTACGCGCTCTTCGAGCGTGCAGTCCGAGTGCGCGAGGACTTCGGTTATTTCATCGCCCGTGTCCGGTATAGGAGGCGGGGTAGAGCTCTCTCCTATTTCCTCCCCGAGGCGCACTGTGCCGCCCAACTCGGTTTTGATAGGCGTCAACTGGGTTTCGAGGGTTTCCGATGTCACGAAGTTCGGGTCGTTCTGCAACTGCGACAGTTTCGTGGGAAGCTCCGTGCGGTCGGCCTTGCTCTGAATCATCTCCTGCAATGCAAGTGTCAACTTGTCCCAGGATACGGTGTTGTTGAGCAGGGAGGCGCGGATTTCGGAGCCTTCGACCGTAACCTGTATCTCGGAACCGATAGAGCCGACATATACTTTCACGAAGTAAGAAACCGGAATGGAGGATATGGAGCCGTCGGCATTTACGAACTCGATAGATTGGGTATCCTCGTTGTAATGCAGCCCCATCATCTCGATAGGCAGGTCGATGATGAACTTCGCACCGCCCTTTGTCGTGAAGGTCAGCTCGTAGGTTTTGTCGTTGAACTCTGGCAGTCCTACGCAGGTGTTGAGCAGTTCCCGGATGTCGGGATGCGCCGTGGGGGAGGTGTTGTGCCGCTCGATCTGCCCGCTTACGTCCGGGGTGGGAATTTCAGAGATCGCCTTGTCTGTATAGTTTTTGGCTTCGGTCAGTGTCTGCGTATCCCCGCCGGATATGTTGCTATTGAGCTCCTCGGACATAGCGTCAAACGTATCGCCGACATTATTCCATAGTTCTGCCGTCTTAGTGTCCGTGTATGCCTTGCCCTGTTTGAGCGTATCCGCGTCTCCTGCGATTATGCCTTTGTCAATTATGGACAGTAACTGACCGGTACCTTCACCTATTTCCTCTTTCAACTTCTCGACCTCGGTGTCCGTGTACGACTTCGCCTCAGTCAGCGTGCCCGCTGCAGCCTCCGTCAGCTCCTTCTTGGACACCTTGTCGGACAACTCCTGCTTTATCTCCGTGTCGTCGTAGTTGGAGAGCCCGGCCAGCTTCTCCTTCTCCTGGTCGGTGTAGTCGTTCGTCGAAAGCCCTTTCCCTTCTTCCTTGTCGACCTTTTCGGCAAGGGCTTTTGTTGTAGCATCCTGCGACATGGCAATATACTGGCTGTCGCCAGTACTTTGCGCCAAATTCAGCGAAGCCCGCAGGTTCGGGGTGAGATATGACCCGGTTTCGTTTGTTATCCGCAGGATATAACTGTCGTCACTGTTCTCCTCGACTTCGATAGAGGGGGAAAACCCTTTGAGCATCTGCAACAGTGCCACAATAATTTCTGCGGGGAGTTCCGTTTCATCGCTTTTCCCCGGCCATAATTCTATAGTCTCGATACCCGGGATTTCAATATCCATTTTCCCGTCAGGAAATTCGTCATCGGGAATATCCATGTCGAGAATGTAGCCCAATGTTCCGCACCCGAGCCTGTGATGATCGAAAAACACTATTGCCGCACCCGGGAGCGTGTCGACGGGCTTGCAATTGATGTAATTTTCTCCATCGAATGACGCTACGTATTTGTCGACTGTATGTGTCGACGGGGTGCTGAATGTAATACGCCACGGATAATCGGGCAGTTTATCCGAGTTGAAGCGGATAATAAGCCTGAAATCACTATGGTAATTTATGTGTGTAACATTCTCCACGTTACAGGTGTTTGGCGTCATTATTCTTTGGCGGGAATCATTACCGACGTGGTGGCATAGCTGTCGTAATCCTTGCCCAAACTCGCAAATTGGTCTCTGTTGTCCAGGTTTTGATGTATCCACCATTCTGCCGCTTCTGCGGTCATGTTCGCATTGGTTATGACCTTACCTTTGTAGCGAAATGCTCCTTGTTTGAGGACATATCCGCCATTATCTGTGTTGTCCTGTTTCATCTTGATTAAAATGTGCGTTATCGCGTCTTTGTACTTGTTCGGGCAGTTTTGGGAAAAACTGCCAGCGAACGATTTCCCGGTTACCATCTCGTAATGGGATTCTATCGTCCGCTTATCCGAAGCGGTGAGAGAGGCGTTTAACCTCTCCCTGTACCATACTTCGGGATTCATCACGAGGCGGGCGACAAAAGCGAATCAAGTGCCGCCTTCGTAGTCTCGTAGTCCGTCGAGAAGAAGAATATTTGCGGGGTTTTGGCGCCTTCTTCGATCATGTCGACAGTCCAGCCTCCCTGCGTGTCGTCACTGTACTTGTCAAGGGTTGCGTTCTGCCCGACGGCGCCCTGCTCCCAGCCTATGACGGCGAATGCCTGCTCGCCATTCGCTCCCTTGTTGTTGTTCTCGTAGATAATGACGTACTTGTTCTGCTTGAGTGCGGATACATTGAGGGCGTTCGTCGGAGAATCCGCCAGCATGACGATGGGGATGGTCTTGTTAAAGGACATTCCGATTGTGGCGTTCTGATCCTCGTATGTAAGGCCGCTGAAAGGTGTGTTTGAAGGGGCCGAAGCAGTGTATGCCTTCTTTCCGGTTCTGAGGACGAGGGTGCTGATTACGTTTCCCGCAATCTTAGATGCCTTACGGTCGATGTCCTCTTTTTTGATGATGTAAACGATCTTCTCGACACCCTTGCCGTAATCGTCGTTACAGTCATTCAGGATGTTCGCGCCAAGGTTCTCGGCGCATGCGTTTTGTTCTGCCATTTTTCAGCCTATTTAGTTTTACAAAAAGTCACTAATAGAGCTTTATGGCCGCCGACAGATATGTTGGATGTACGCGTCATTTCGTTTTGTCGTCTGTTGCTTACCTCACCATAAGCTCTGATGCAAATATGCCTGTGTGCATTTAAATAACAATGGGGCATACTTTTTTTTTCTACCCAATTTTGCAAGGTTGGATGCTACCTTCACCCGTCTCTGTCCGTTGTCAATGTCTTTTACGAGGACGATAGGAGACGGGAGGTTGAGCAACACCCGTTCCATCATTTGTTCCATGCCCCTCATTCCGTCTCCGCGTTGGGGTAAATTGGATACTTGGATGGCATTGCCACCGCTGGAAACATTCATAGCCGACAATACGGCACCCCAATCATTCACGGCCTGGGCGGTCATAATGGCCTCGCCATTCGATACCCGAGCAACAATGCTATCGGAGGTACCGGTACCGGGGCCTGTAATAAGACCGCCGGATGCGTATTTAGGAACTTCCGTAGATTTAGTAGAGGACAATGCACTGCCTATTGCTGCGACAATGGCAGCGACGCTTGCTGCGGTGGCTATTATATTTGCCGGGAATGGAAGAGCGGCATTCCCTTCCCATGCTTTTGCAATAGCTACAGATTCAGATAATACAACTTGCATGACAGCCATAGCCTTGGCAAATGCAGCATATTTTTCACTTTCCCCACCAAGTTGTTCGAATACATTGGCAAGGTTTCCTGCTGTTTGTGCGGCGAGGCTTAAACTTTTGTGTGTCGTTTCTATCTGAATGTTTGCTACATTTTCCTCCGCTTTTTGAAGATCCATACGTGCTTTAATTCGTATTGCCTGTATTTCTGCGTCGGTCTTGCCTGCAGCCCGATAAACACCTTCCAATCGCTCTATTTGTGCAATTTGCTCTTTGTATATGTTTACCATCTCCATCGCTGCACCTAAATCATTGTCGATTAGATGGGCTTCGCTGATTCTGTTTCTATACTCCAGCTCTTGCTCTTCAAGTTGTTTCCTCAAGTTGCCGGATATTTCACTATCCGTTTTTTGTAGCGCCTTATCTAATTCGGACTCCATCTTAGATACCTCCCGGCCCAAGGCAACTCGCCAGTCTGCCAGTAATTTCGTATATTCCTTGAGGTTATTTGCCCGCATTTTCGCTTGAAGTTCTTCAAGGGTAATAATCCGCCTTACGCTATCGGCTACTTTATCATTGGCTGATTCCTCAATGCCTGCATTTTTAAGTTTATCCGACGCTGCTTTTTGGCTCTCTGCTGATATATTTAGATATGCTTTGGCCTGATCCTCCAAGGCACGAACGGGCGCCATTAATATATCTTGTTCGGCTTTTGTGTAAGGGCGGGTTGACCTCAAATCCTCTCCGTTAGGAGAACCGCCAAAAACATATCTTTGCGTTGTGTACCCCTTTTTTATCTCCTCCTCTACCTTTTGCTGTTCGATCAGCGCCTTTTCATAGGCTTCAGCGGCTAATTTCATCCCCGCAGCCGCTCGTGCTCTCATACTTAAAGCAATTATAAAATCATCCGTATGTGTTATGAGTATGTTCTCTGCATCATTAACATTCGTTACCTTAACCCCAAGGTCATCGAATGCGTCTTTATTATCGACAATAAACTGCTTTCGTGCATTTAGATCGTCCCCTAAAGCCTTCCATTGTATCTGGAGCTCTTTTACCTTGGCGATATGCTCTCCAATTCCATATCCATCTTCTTTCAGTGCATCGTTTATTCGCTCCTGCGCTTCCGCCATTGAAATAGCCGCTTCTTTGGCCGAAAATAGACTTTTAACCCACGATCCGATCTCCTTGCCATACATTGTAAGCGCTGTGATGATCAAAACGATAGCCGTTTGCCACGAGATGATAGACGATATTACTTGTCTGAATACAGGTATTGTCGCCTTTCCTTCGGATCGTAATGCTTTGTTTGCTGCAGTAGCGCGTTTCAGTTCATCAACGAACATCGGCACGTTGTTGGATATGGCCAAGAAAAACTGCTGCAAAGATACGGTAAGCGACGGCATTTCTCTTGCCAGTTGTTGCACTTGAAAGGTAAGAGGATAGAATCCTTTAGCAGCACTTGCATAGTTACCGACGTTGTCCCGGAAGTTAAGTAATGCCGTATTTGCCTCGTTAAGCTCCGTTTGTAGTCCGGCTATCTTTTTGGCGAGATCGGTGCCCTTGGCGGCATTGCGCTCCTCGCGGCTCATTTTGTTATATGCTGCCGTTAGCTTGGCGATGCTGCCTCTGAGTTGTTCGATGCTTCCTTCTTGCTTAACTTCCTCTTTGATATTGGCCTGCATTTCTCGGGTATATGCGGCCATTTCTGTGCGCAAGGCTTTGATGAGTTGTGTTTGTTTGGCAACACCTTCGCTATCCCCTTCTTTTTTGAATTTTTGAAGATTTTCTTTTGCCTTATCAATAGCATCAGACGCTGCCACCCAGCCCTGCACCAGCTCCGAATATTTAAACTGGATGTTAATAATTTTGTCTATCGTATCTTGCTGTGCCATATGCCTCTATATGGTTAAATGGTTAATGAAATCTTATGGTTCCTGCGAAACCTCGACATCGTAGGCCACGTCCTCACTCGATTCGACGTTGCGGTACCGCATCGAGATCGTCCCCTTGCGCAAGTCACCCGTCTCGTTCTTCGAGACGCCGAAGGCTCGTCCCTCGCCCACCGCCACCGTGCCCGGGATGTCCCCGGTGATGGTGCACCATTCCGGCGCCGAAAGCAGCTCCAGGTCGACGTTGCCCGTATTGCGGAGCGTCCCCAGGTGTGCCGTATATGTCCACGGGGATGGCGGGTCGAGCGTAATGCCCGGCGAGTAGTCGTAATAGAGCACCACGTCCGTGTCGTAGGTGTACGCCTCCTTACCCGCCGGGACGGCGATCTGCTGCATATGCACGCGCGAGCCCTCGGCCTGCGCCATAATCAGGAGCGTAAAGCCCTGCGTGGTCGCATTGTCGAAAGTCTCGTGCACGCCGCCCGTGAATTGCAGGTTCTCGTCGCTCCCGTCCGGCTTCACGTACTGAATCACCACGACCGCATCCTCCACCGCCGCGCCCTGCTCGTTCCTGACCGCGAAGTCCAGGTGCAGGGAGCGCGAGCCCGGGTAGAGCGTGACAGTCTTGCGGATCGTGACGGCCTCCGAGCCGGCTTCCACGGGCACCTCCTCCACGGCGGTATTGTAGTCCGCGGCGGTGACGGTGATGCGCGACGTAAAGGCCTTCACCGAGCAGTCCGAATGTCCTCTATCGTCGAGGATGCTGCTGTTCGTGGCCAGCATCGTGTTGGTCTTGCCCGAGCTTTGCAGGTACGTGCAGGTGATCTCTTCGGCGACGACCGCCGAGCCTTCCGCGTCCTGCACGCGCACTTCGGCGGAGATCATACGCGACGAGCGCAGGGGAACGACCCCGGTGTAGGTGTAGTCCGAACTGCCCGAAGGGATAAACCCCTGAATCCAGCCATCGTTGTAGCCGGACTTCGAGGCCGTGACCGTGACGCTCGATCCGCTCGTGGGGATGTCGGCGATGGTATCGTCCACCGCCGAGGTATTCGTATATTCGCGCGTCACGGTTTGGCCCGCCGCGTTCTTTGTCGTGACGGTGACCTTATCGGCCGCGAGGGGGTTGCCGTCCGCGTCCTCGATAGACAGCACGACGTGCAGGTTCCGCCCCGGCACAGGTTCCGAGGCCGTTAGTGCAATCTGTTTTGCCACGGTAGACTGTTCTGTCCCCGCATTGACGGTGAGGGAATCTTGCCACAGGACATACCCCGGAGTGGTTACAGCTACTGTCATTATGAAAGAATCGGTTGTGACATCCCGTAGTGTGTCATTAATATGTGATCCTGATGCCGAATACAAAGTTTCTACGCCATCCGCTTTGGTGTACTTCACATAGACGGATTCCGCCTCCACCGGCTGTCCGTCATTATCCGTGATGGTGATGTCGAGTGTAATATTTCGGCTGGTTATCGGTTGTTCAGAAGTTAACATCAAGGTCTCGTTGATATTGTATTCTGAATTTCCGGCCGGGATGTCCACCTGCTTCTTGCCACTCGTATACCCGGTCTTGGTCGCGGCGAGGCCCAAGGTCATATATTCCGTGGAGGCCTCCAGCGTGACGTCGACAGCACCCGTATCGGCCCAGCGTTCCAGCTTGCTGTCGCCCGACGGAAGGATATACGAGGCCGTAACCTCGTCGGCCGCAAGCGGGGCGCCCTCATTGTCCGTCACCATGAGGTGAAGTTTCAACGGGCGGCTCGCAGCAGGCTCGGGCTCTGCGGGGGCTTGCTGGACGGTAATTGTCCTTATGATAGCAGGTGCTTCTTTAAGGGATGCGATCAAATTTCCGGAGCGAGAACTTGTTGTGGTGTTCTCCTTGACCCCTATGGAAAGGATCCCGTGTGCGAAAGCAATGTTTTCAAACATCCCTGACTGCGAAGATATTTGAAGCGAGCCATTTGTCTGATAGGTGAATACCGTAACGGTCTTATTGCTGCCTACAGCCCGACTGATGTCCGAAGCCGAACCGTTGATGGTCAGATAATAGTCCGGAATAACAACTTCTTTTATAGCCTGCAACTGGATCAGCTGGCACTCGCAGATGCCGTTTTCACCTGTTTCTACCGAATACAGGCCATATGTCTGCCCGAATTGACCTATGTATATGGGCTTTGTATAATCAAGGTTATGCAGATCTATGGCTGTTAACTTGGCCTTTACTGTTATCAGACGCAGTTTGTCCACGGCTTTTTGGTACCCGTTGTATTTCTTTGCGACGATCCCGTTCTCACCACCAAAGCGCATATTTTCTCCGAAATATCCGAACCAGTATAACCCCGTGCTCGTATCGTCGATGATGGCTTGCAGGATTCGCGCCGAGGGTTCGTTGTAGTCCACTGTTTTCCCGTCGTCGGATGTCGTATACATAGGAATGCGGGCACACAGCGCATTGGCATCCGATGCAAGTGGGGCATTTTCGGACGCTGAGAATGGAAGCTCCACGAGTTCGTTCTCCTTGTCGATGTTAACATTCTCGATCCGTATTTCCCCGGCGGTGTCCGTGATCACATCGTCGTCGTTGTCATAATCGAGCGTGTTTTTCTGTGCCAGGTCATCGAGCGAAAATATGGAAGATTCCGGGCGGCTGACATCATGCCGATCATTAAGGATGACTTTGCGGCTCCAGTCTATTGTGCCTCCGTTTGTGAGTTTGGCGTAAATGTCATCTACGCTTATGAGTTTGATTGTATCCGGGGCGTCCTTATCCGGATACGCGAATAGTCCGGCCATAGACATCAAGGCCGAGAGGAAATCTCCCTGCGAAATGTCCGGAAGATTTACCCCGATAGGATATTCGGATGGGAATATCATTTCAATATCGCCCCATAACTTTACAGACCAACTCAAAATAATATCATGCGCTCCATCCGATTGCACATTGTAAAAGTCCTTGAGTTGAATAGATATGTTGCTTATGCTATCGGTGTTTATTTCGTATTCTTTCGGAAAATCTTTTGTGTAAAATGTATATACCGCAGAGGTCATTCCCGAAGTTATTGTTATTGGAGCACTTGATATTTTTAAAATATCCTTACCGCCCCCCTTAACTATAACATGTATTTGTTCTTTTAAACGCCAAGAAGCCCCACTCACCCTGCACGTCACGTTGAAAGTATCTCCTGTCGTATTCGGATTTATACTTAAAAACATATGATTAGCTCCAAGCGTCTGAAATTCTGCCGTCCCATTCATACTGGGATTCGATGGGTCGTATGGCATATATATATTTTTCGGATCGTGGACTATATAATTATTTAAGTTTGATTCAAATGATGTCCGATTCCCTCTTCCATCAGATACGATCCTTGATGCTTCAAAATAATCTACTGCGCCTGAAATGTCGTCGCCGTTTTTTGACACCAAAGGAAGCAATAAAGGATACGTAAGGCCTCCATACAGTCTTTCTTTGCCGTCGATGGTGATGCCATTGTACCGCTCAATAGCCGTAAGTACATCTTGTACTTCGATAGACGGATGCATGTATTCGGGGTTGGCGATACCTTGCCCGAAATCAATGCCGAAGAATCCCATCTGCGGCCTCTCATATCCATACTCCAAGAGTGCCGATGCGCTGTTCCATGGTATCGACCCTATGTTCATGGAATAGAGCGTTTGTGCCAGGTCGCGCAAATTTGCATCGAACAGGGATTGGAAGTTGTCGACATTTCCCCACGTAAGCACTACGCTTATTACGTCCGAAATCTCCGTAATAACGGCGTATCCGGATGTGAACAGCGGGACACCCTCCTGGTACAATCTTGCCGGAAGCTTCACATAGGGTGCATCCGTATAGATGTCGGTGCGTTCCGCATAGCCTATGGCCTTGCGGTTCTTCGGCGTCAGGGGCAAATCTATATTGTACGACCTATTGGACTGTATGATGTCCAGTCCTGAAAATATCGGGCTTTGATATACCAAGGATATATAGTTGTCGCTGGACAGATCGCACAGGATGTCGTTTATGTATAGTTCGTAGTAGGTCATACGTTATAGGTCTTATCGGTAATTTCTACGACTAAATCTTTAAAATAAGCGCCGTTATCTTCGGCTTCTCCCTCCTCTATACTACACCGGCGCCATTGCTCCGTTGCGCTGTCGTAGTAGCTTATGTCGCGCCCGGCGAGGATGGATTTACACAGGTCGTATATATCCTGATCTACAAGGCGACTATGCAGCGTGTATGTCTTTGTGAGTATCTTACTTTGGGCTTCATACGGTTGCAGGTTCTCATTCAGTAGTGAATAGGCATCCTGGATAGATATTTCGTCCCTCGCCGTCTCTATACTCCACCGATATATGTAAGGGATGCCGCCTTTATCCGTCCATTTGACAAGCATCCCATCGGTACACCTATCTATCTCGATGGGAAATTGAAAGATGTTGGCAAGGTTGGGGTTATAGACGCTTATCTCAACATACGTATCCCCATCCCATCTTACCGTCGATGGATTGAACTCCGCAAACGGTTTCGAGGACATGCCACTGGTGACGATGACCCCATTCTCTGTTTCCACCTCTATTTGCTCTGTCGTGAGCTTGGGGATAAAGATGGATTGGGTTATGTTGAACCCGGGGTATACCACGATTTTCCTGGCGGAAGGGTAGTTGGTTACATCTCCCGCGGCGGCATTCTGTGCCGAGATAGGGATTATTTCTTTTTCACAGGTGCCGATAAGAATAGTATTGAGCGTGTGAGTGGCTGATCCATCGCCAAACTCAACTATGAGCACCACATTGTTTATGAATGTTGCCGAATAGTCCGCGGCCAGCGATTCCAATATTGCCGTCAAGGGGAAAACAACGGATTTTCCTACTCCCGAGACATTTCTGGATAGGACTATTGATGTTGCTCCATATGATATTCGCAGCTTCACTTCTGTGCCGTAGTCCGGATCTATGGCTGTGGCTGTAAATCGCACGAAGGTGGATTTCTCCCGTGTGAAGCATATATCATTGGGAAAATCTGCGGTGCCTCCTGTACCGGACAATGTATATCGGATCATAGTTCTATTGTTGTTTCGAGCATTTCGTATATGGATGTGTCGATCACTTCCGTAATTCTTTTGTCGATGTTATCCACGGTTTGCGGCAACAGGTCTTTGATAATCTCGGTGCCCCCTCCCGAGCGGTACAAGATGCTGCCTTCCTCCCACAGCTTCTTGGCCGCCCAATATGCGTCGATGCTTTTGAATTCCAATCCATAGCGTGCCTCTTTGTCGCGTGCCCATTGCTTTATGTTCTGATAGAAACTTTCGAAGCTTCCGAATTCTTCTTGTGCATCCTGCGGAGAGTTACCCTCGTCTATATTCTTGATGTTATGCCGTCCCACAAACGAGACCGTGAACCCTCTGGCATTGCTTTCCACTTGCGACGCCATACTATCTGCCGTAGCGCCGGTAGTCTCTTCCGGGACATTCAGGGAGTTCACATTTTTACCGCTGTTTGTGCGTTTTGTTTGCAGATTTATTGTCACCTGCTCTTTAAGGGTGCTGAATTCCTCGTTACAGATGGCAACCAGCTTTTCAGGGCTGAAAAAGTTCTCTATCTTCGATATGTCCATCAGCAAACATTGTATGTAAGGACGAGTTTTGCCTCTACACCCGCGGCCAGGGCATCCAGTTTTTCAACCACTCCTTGCAGGCTTTCAACCTGCACCTCTATCCCATTTCGACGCAGGTTGTCGATTAATGAAAACGCCATTTGCTCCATGCGATCCGCAATGGGGGCTGCTTCAGTCTGTGTATCCGGCTCTGGCTTCCCGAGTGCATCGAGAAAGTAAAGCGTTGTCCTACGACGACGCCTGTTTGTCAGGTTAGTTTCGTATATCGGCTCCTGGAACAGCCGCAGCATTACGGGGTACTCTTTGACGTAATCCAGCAGGTAATTCGCCTCTTTGATCCTGGCATATAGGCATGTGTTGACGCCGCACTCTTTGGCAGCATCTTCGAATATTTTACTGAGGCTCTTTCTCATCGTCTGCGACTTTTGGATGGTTTGGGCTTGTTCATCTGAGCGAGCTTGCGTTGTGCCATGTTTTTGTCCCTCTCGGCTTCATATGCAAGGTATACGGTCGACCACCTCAGGTGCCATACATCGCTTGGCTGAATAGCACCCCCTACAAGCTGGCAGTATCCTAAGCATATTGTACTCATGCCCCGGTTCTTGCGTTGTACTTGTGCGTTTGCTTCTTGTGGCGTCAGGGGCATTTCGAGCTTTTTCCACGCCTTTGCTACGCCTTTGAGTTCGTTTTGTATTTCAATGAAATAGCGATAAGCGCGAATGAATTGTAGTTCGAGCACCTTTTCTCGGGCAATATCGTATCCTGCTCCCTCCCAGTCAATGCGTTTTGATCCTTTCCCCTTTGGGCTTATTAAACCCAGCATGACGGCCAGAACCTTTACGAAATACTCGTCGGTGGCCTCGATCCTTTCTATGGCGTTCAATTCACCCATCGTTATACCTGCGACGCTTCGGGCCTCGTGCTTCTTCCATCCGAATATGCGACGTTTTTCCTTAACATAGTCAGGCTTGGGTAATGCCGCAATAGATTCGTATATTCGTTTATTGCCGATACCGAATAAGGTGCCGTTCTTTATAATTACTTTCCTGATGGTATCGTTGGGTGATATTTTCATAATCCAAACCTGTTTATCTTTTCAAAAATATCCGACGAATAATCCGGCTTTACGTCTGTTTCGCCGCATAGCGAGCCTGCCAGTTGATGACACTCGTCGACCATCTCGTTCCATAGGGGCACAAGTCTGTACCACGGGGAGGCGGCACGGCTGTTGTCAGTCATTTTGATTTTCTCGCCAGCCATCGTATTGAAGGCAACATGTTCTCGCAGGTAATAGAAATAGACATACTTAGCGATGGGAGACTGTTTTGTGTCTGTATTTGCTATTTTTGCGGCTATTTCAGGATATTTGTCGATATTCTCAGCCACATATATTCCAAGGAGCATCCGAAGGAATTTAGGCTCATACCTGCGTATGCAACTCTCGACATTCCGTACAATCTCCTGTGCGGCGCCAGTCGGGGTGCATCCGCTTTTGACGTCTATTCCCGCAATATATGTGGGATCCTGTTCGAAGTATGTATAGTCTATAAGCATAAGAAAAAAGGGGAGACGCTTTCCGGCGCCTCCCCGCCTTGTTAGTTGGCAACTTTGGTCTTGTACGTGGCTTTGCCCGATTTCACAAGCGTTTCGGCATGCAAGGGCGACACGTTGTACTCTTTGCCTTTCTCGGGCATATAGATAGACTTGCCTGTGCTTACGATAGTTACCCTCTTGGTGAGGTCGATCTTCTTCATATCTTCCATGTTGTTGTTCGTTTAAGTTAATGACTATGCTGCTGCCTCGGCGGTTTTCTCCAGGGCGGCCTGTACGGTTGCGAAGTCGTCGTAGATGACAGACCCGGCGTCGATGGAGTTCTGGTATGAGTGAAGGCGCATTTCGGCGATCACCGTCACCATGTTGTGGCTGAAATCGTCGCCGTCACGGCCCCATTCCAGTCGCAGAGCGCGGTAGGGACGAACTTTCCAGCGCGAGGAATCCATCAGCAGGAACTTACCTGCGGGAATGTTGGTGGTTTCTACAACGGAGATGTTGCCGATGATCTTGCGCATCTCGTCAGTCAGGTAATGCCCGGCGGTATCTTTCGTTACGTCGAAGATCGCCTTGTCGGTCGGATGAAGGAAGAGAACGTCGGGAGAGAAATGCAGCAGGCGAAGTTGCAGAACGCCAGCGCGCACAACGTCGGCAATGTTGGGCATGGAGATTTTCCCGTTGAGCTCCGTAATGGTATAGCCAGGGGCTTTTGTTGTTACGCCGAGGATCTCGTTTCCGGTGCCGGTTCCTGCGATAACCTTCTCTTCCACGGTCTGCATCAAGTCTTGACGCAGCAGGGTGTTCACCTCCCCGCGGATGAAATCCGCATCTTCGAGGATTTCCGTCGAGAGCTTTGCGCGAACGGCAACCTTCTTTGCCGTAGACGTCTCCTCCTCGTATCCCCAGCTCATAAGGGGCTTGATAGTTCCTTCGGCGATGAATGCCGAGCCGCCGTCGGGGTCTTTACGGTTGATCCACTTGATTGTCGGGGAACTTGTCGTGCCTTTCTGCAAGCGGGGCAGGATCGCATTCGGCTCGGTAGCCGCTGCTGCAATGCCCGGCACGACTTCGGTGTTGAATGCCGCGATGGGGACAGCGGCCGTCGTGGTCGTCATGGCTGCTGCCTCGGCCTTCATCTCGATCTCGATACTTACCGTGCGGCCGCCCTTTACGGCGTCGATGTTCTCTTTCCCTGAGAAGAATGCCTTGATCTTCTCCTGCGCTTCATTCTCGGATGAAACGGTGGATTTCTGCATGAGGCTGATGGTGCGCCCTTGCTCTTTGATTATCTCCCGGATCTCGTCGATGGATTTCGTTTGATCGAGAGCGTCTACTTTGTCTTCGATAGCCTTCATTTTGGCCTCGAAGTCTGCTTTGCCGATAAGCCCCGACTTGTATTCATCGAGTATTCCTTTCAGCTCTTTCTTGATGTCGTCGTTCATGTGTGAATTGGTTTAGTTAAACAATGTTTTTCTGACTATTTCGATGATTTCAGTGTCATCCGAAGATTTGTTGCCCAGGATGTTTAGGGCGCTTTTGAGGCTGTTGCAAAGTGCTTCAATCCTGTTTCCCCCTGCTTCCGAAAGGTCGCATTTGCGCAAAATGTTGTTGAGCTCTTCTTGATAGGCAATGATGTCCTCTACGCTTTGTAAGCCCTTGACGTCAAGAGCTGGGGTGAAGGGATTACATCCGGCGAACACGGTGCTGTACTCATACTTGAGCTGCAGCTCCGCGATGTCATCTCCCGCAATAGCATCGTTATGGTTCTTGTTGAGAACCCGGTAGCAGTAGGAGTGTTCGACATCTCGTTTCTCGTCTGCGCAATGCTTATAGTACTCGAATATATCATGGCCAGCGGCCTTACCGAGTATAAGTTTACTCTCTACGAGGGCGTATTTATCCGTTTCCCATCCTTTTCGAGGCGTCCCAACAACATGATCCAAGTCTTGTTTGTGGTCGATGCAGTGTTTGATCCGGGACATATCTGCAAACGACTTAGTAAACGCCCCTTTGCGCACAATGTCTTCTGCATGATCCTCTTCGTTGAACTTTGATATGGCAATGACAACAACGCCCTGATCGCGTTTGATGTCGTCTATACTTCCCTTGAATGATTTTATTCTGTCTTCCATATTAGATTTGATATTTTAATAGTTCGCTTCTACCTTCCTCTGGTGTCATTATCCCTAATTGTATGGCAGCTCCGATATAATTTACGGCGCTGTTCATACATTCCGCCTGGTCTTTCTTCGAGGGCTGGAACATTTCCAGATGGTCGAAGAACGGCATGAATCCGAATCCTGTGAAGCCGTATATCTTGTTGAGCACGCGCATTATATTTTGTGCAGAAGGAATAATGTCATTCACGTAGAATTCGATCTTGGCCTCTCCGAAATTGCTGTAGGTGCTACCTTCTACGTCGAGCAGAATGCTGGGCACCTGATATGTATAAGCGATGTCTTTCTTGCAGTTGCGCTGAATGTCTGTAAGTCCGAGGTCGGAAATAGTGGACGACACAGGGACAAAGGATGCCTTGTATGACGTAATGGCGATCTTGCATTTGTTGCGCATGATCCCGTATTTGTCCAATTGCTCACGGAGCGCTTCCTTGTCCTCTTTGGTAGCTGGCACGATATTATCGACCATCGGATCATCTGACATGAGGGAGAGAATGCCGAGCATACCTCGGTTGACAAGCAATTCGTTTACGGCTTGGTAGGAGGCCAGGAAAGTGTTGACAGGGTACTTGAGGGCGACAAGCCGTGAAGTAGCGCCCCCAATCTTGTTAAGCGCGTAAGTTACGTCGTTTACAACGAACATCTCCTCTTTGGGGATCGTCAGGTTTATCCCACCCCCAAGGTTTATGGTGTAATCACGGATGTCGGAGTTGGGTGCAAACGAAGATATGGAGGATGGCGCCTCGTTTTCCGTAACCATGAGGTTAGGTATTACATACAATTCGAAATCACCCTTAATACCTACCAAAGGCACCTTCACTATGTAAGCCTTGCCGAATATCTGAGAAAAGAACTCGATCATGCAAACGAATTCCGAAAGGGTTTGGTAGGGATTGGGGTGGTTAATCCGCTCGAACTCACGCGGCTTTTCAATATCTTCCCCTTTGTCGTCTTTCGCCCAATACCGGGCGTCCGATATGGCAGATACTTTCTTCGTGATGATAGAAGCTAAAATAGAGCATGACGCGAATGCGCGCGCCTGCCCGTCCGGTGTGGAGGTGTCGATAAACTCATCCTTCGTCCCGAGCAGATTTTGCCAGTCCCGCAGGTCTATGTATAGGCTTTGCTGCGGGTCTCCGGTCTTTTCGGAACATTTAGACATCTTTATTTCGTATCCAAGGAGTTTCATGCGGCAATATGATTGCGGAATGCAGTCATCACGACGTATCGGGCTGCATCCCAAAGGTGATTATTCTTATCTACGGGTTTATTTATCGCCAGCCCGTTTATAGAATCCCACACATAGGTATTGGCTTCGTTTTTCATGTTCTTGGTCTTGACGCAGTGGATGCGGAAGTTTTTCATGTAGGATATACCGATGGTAATACTATCCTGGAATTTCTTGGCCTTGATTACATTCAACCCCCGAAGTTGAAGGGAACGCACCATGCCTTCCGGATTCTTGGCGTATTTATCCGCGCTATCTGCTATGGCATATCCGTGTTTACCGATAATTGGGGCCACGATGTTATACAATACCTCGGGATCGTCTACGGGCGAATAAAAGCGTTCATGCAGATATAAGTCACGCCCTCGCACTCCGACATGAATAATAGCCGTCGGATCATTTGTGAAGCCGAAGTCGATGCCATAGGCTGTATATTCCAAATCGTCCGGAAAACTGTCGATCCAGTCGATATTGGGGAATATCAATCCTTCCTGCGCCGCGCGCTCCCCGAGACCGTATACCTTCCATCTGAATTCGTCGGCGGTTCCTGCTGCTATATTTTCCGGCGTGGGTTCGTAACTTTCGATAGTCCTGCGTACGCTGTCAGGGCAGAAAGGATTGTCCTTGTAGGTTGTTTTGGTGAATATGGTATCCGGCTGCCCTTCAAGCTCAAAAACCCAGTGTTCCGTATACTTAGGGTTCCAGTCGCCGATAATCATGGTTGTACAACGCATCGTGATATTATTGAACTGCGCCGGCGATATGTCGTCCAACATTTCGTTGAAGTATATGATGTCGCAGTCGTGCCCCTCCTTCACATCCATCTTGTCAAGTCCACGGAACCGGATGATGCTGTCGCCTATGTGGTATTCGGGGAGTATCTTCTCGCTATACATGCTGTCGGGATCATATATCCCGCGGCATTGTAGTTTCTTCTTGAAGTCTCCCAATGCCTTTTCCTTGCAGTCTTGCAATGTGGAGCGGTAGACATAGATTTTATATGCACCATCTCCCGCAGCACAGATGTCATACAGGAAGTCGAAGGTGTCGAAAGTCTTCCCCGAACGGGAACTCCCCTCGTTGAATATGCGTAGTACGACGCCTTTATTGCGGTACTTGCGGAAGAAGTACAGCATGATCTTGTAGACCTTGCCCCGATATGTGCGTGCATCAAGCTCCATTTTCATTCGTGCTTTGTTTGCCGATGGACTGGATGATAGATGCAGCTTCCGGATCAAGTATGACTTGTACCGTCTCCCGAGGCTTGTTGATGCTCTCGCCGTTGGTGGTTATATCCTGTTTGTCGGCGAGTTTGAGAACACGTGTAATGACGCCGGAATCGTATATGCCAGCTATTGCGCCCGACAATTGATCGGCTTCAATTTCTTCGCGCACGCGCGCAATGATGTGGAAAAACTCCTCCCTTTTGCCGTAATCAAAAAATGTGTCACGGAGTATTCCCGCATATACACAGAACCCAACAATAGTTTTAGGACGTTGGAGTTCGAGGTCTACAAGGCCATGTTTTGTGGGCACTTGTTTTATGATTGGATTGTTCTTTGTCCAATTGGCATATTCCTCAAACTTGACTTCGAGAGCTTCAGGTGTATATACGCAAGGACGGCCCACTTTGCGGGTGGGCTTGATGGTGTCGTTCGCCTTTGTGTCTTTTACACTCTTTGCCATAAATGAAGGTCTGCCGACGGATGCGCCAACAGACCTTCTGCTACGATAGCAATGTACTTTCGATGTTTGGCCGTTGCCTGCATCCTCACAGGCTTACAATGCAAAGATTTCGACGGATATTTAAATAACAATGGGAAATGATGAATTTTTTTTCAAAAAATATTCTTGGGTGGATTGTTCTAAAGGTTTGTGTTTTCCCCATAGAGAAATCTTGCTTAGGTGGGCTGTATTGGTCAAAAGGTACAAAAAAGCCCCGGTCATACGGCCGGGGCTGAAAGGTAGGGGAGGGATTAAAACTTCTTTGTCAAGCTGATTCCTGCGCCATAATCTGATACGGTTAAATTATGTCCGATTTCTATTCCTTGGGCGTACTCCTTATGCAACCCCGTTAAAACCACTACAATTCCGATTACGGATGTGCCTGCACATACAAATCCGACCGTGCGCTTTGTCTTGGCAAGAGACGATATTTTTTCTACATCAGATTCATTAGCTATCTTATTGTCGATTATTGAGCTGGTAAGCATATATGTTGCAGCGGATGCGCCTATCATTGACGACCCGATAACAGTATTCAAAGGTGTTAATTTCCATTTAAATGATCTTCCTTTATTGTCAAACTTAGATATGTATGCATTGCGGTTTCCAAAACTTTTTGCAAGGAAAGGGCTTGACACATTGTCATTTTGCTTATTAAGAATATTGCTTACATACCATTGGTCAAGCATTTTTACCGTTTTTTGTCCGTATTTTTTGACTATTTGCTCCTCACTTACATACTGCATTATTTTCGGATCAAAATATACACGGCGTCCATGCGATGTTGTTACTAATCCTGGAATCCTGTTTATTTCTGCTATTTCCTGCGCTTCTTTTATGTCGTATTTCTTTGGTGCTTTATCTTGGGCAAATGCCACTCCTGAGAATAAAAGAATAATGAGTGCAAGTAAAATTTTTTTCATAGTGTTTAAATTTTTGGCCTATATAACTTACCCCCCCCCGAAAACTCGGAGAGGGGCATTATTTACTTTGTTATGGGGGTGAATGTCCGTATCTGTTATTCTCTATCCAAAAATCCCCCCCCCTCGTCTTTTTGTGCTATAATGAGCTGATGCACAAAATATTAATATATCTGAAAAGAACATTTTTTAGCCCATCGCAAAATTGCCCATTTTGAAAGGAGGGTGTTCGCCTCCTTTCGGGTGCAATCTGCACGATGACGCGTCACAGGTTTTCCGTTAATTCATCTTGCTTTTTTTCGACTGCACCCATTCTTCGAGAGAGGACTTCACCATCACCCTTCTGAGTTAATCGTTCAATGATTGCAGTTTGGTTCGCCACTACTGCAGTCACTTTTGCGAGCTGCTCTTTCAGGGTGTTGATGTAGTCCTGTGTAAGTGGATCCATCTCCTGAATTATTGTTGAGTTAGTAATAGGGTTATCTTTTGGGGTTTCCCCGGTTTGGTTTTGAATGATATATCTTGATATTATATCGCCATATTTAACCTTTAGCCTTTCTATATGCTCCTCTTTTATTTCTCGTTTCCCATTCATCATTGCTGATATCTGCGATTGAGCTACACCTATAACTTCGCTTAAATCTTGTTGTTTAAGCTGCATGTCAAAGGCAAACTTCTTAATATCTAATAACATATGGAAATTGACAATATTATAATAATTATTTATACAAAATATCTTTATAAATCTTGATAATATCAAGATAAAATATCTATATTTGCAATGTGAAACCCACAAAACTGATACAAATATACGATTTAAGATGAAAAACGCAAGCGTGGGGACTGAATATTTGACGATTGTACCTTTTTGAAGGTATTGGTTCTTTGAAATAAGGTAGGGAGTAAAATTTAGAGAGGGCGGGATACGCCCGCCCTCTCAGGGTTATTTGCTGATGGGCTTAACCGTCGTTCGGACGGTCGTGCGCACCTGCGTCCTAACCCGGATGCGGATTTTTGGCATGATGCAAAATGTTTAAGGGTTAAACATCAGAGCTTGCGCCCTTGCTCGCTTTGAGCCCCCTTTATTCCCATTGCGAGCGCATATACCCTCCGCTTATAGCTCGGTTTTACTCCTACCTTATTTATTGGTTCTTTGATGTCAGGTTTTTTATGGTTTCGGCTTGAAGGCGGATAGTCTCCTGCTGACTGGAAATTAACTCTAAAAGGTTGGATAGTGACGCATCGGATTTCGATTTAGCGCGCATATCACCATTGCCCGTAAGCAGCCAGTCACGCGATATTTGCAAGTAATCTGCAATCACTTCCACAGTCTTAATACTGGGCTTTGTTGTTGAATTTGCGAAAATACGGCTTAATGTCGCCTGAGATACATTGGTCTTAGCGGAAAGTTCATAAGGTGTAATGCCTTTTTCTTCAATTACTTGCCGCAATCTTTCTCCGAAACTCATAAATTAATCATCAAATTACTTGCAAATTAATTTCAATATGCTTACATTTGCATTGTGAAAACGAACAGTTAAGGCAAATATACAGTTTATAAGGGACAACGCCAAGGTAAAAGTCGGATAATTTGAAGACTTACCTTGAATAAGGTAATAAAAACGGACAACGCGATGAAAGCAACTTACAACAAATCGAAGATCATGAAGAACGCCTGGTATCTTAAAAAGGTACAGCCGGGCAAGAGTTTCGGGGAGTGCCTGCGCAAGGCTTGGCGCAACGAGAAGTTGGCGATGCTGACCGCGAAGATCGAGAACCGCCCGACGGAGCAGCCGAAGGCCACGGAGTACCGCCCCGAACTGCTGAAAGTGCCGACAGGTTTCTATGGTGTCCGAGGAATGTACTATGGTGACTAAAGCACGATGCAATATGAACGAAGTAATTCAATCGACTGACCGCTTGACGGCACTACTCGAGGAGCAGGCCGCCTGCATTGAGCGGATCATGGCAATACTGGACAAATAATATGAATATGAATACTGCAAATCAGCGCGCTATAAAGTTGCCGTTCCAAGAATATGTTTCTACACTTGGGAAGACTCGCAAAAGTAAGTTGTGGGCAGAAATTCGGCTTGTGACAGGAAAGGACAAGACAACAATATGGCGCTGGGCGCACGGACGCACCCGTCCTGACAAGTCAGACAGGGATAACATAGCATTCTGTGTATATAAATTCTCTGAAAATAGGTTACCCGGCGACGCATTATTCCCAGAAGATTATCCATACAAAGGTACCCATGCAAAGGTTAAATAACGTAGAGTTTTTTAACTCACCCGAAGGAGAGGTGCAGATCCGCGATGAAAAGGGAGTGCGCACCTACATGGAAGAAGATAAAGAGCTTACGGATGCTTTGTTCTCGGTCATTGAGCTGGATTACCCCAAGGCATTCAAGGCGTTGTCGGAGATTTACAACAAGAGTAAAGCGAACGCCCCTTACTTCAAATACAGGTGTGCCCACCGATTCATCCGCTGCAACTTCGGGATGTATGATAAAATACCCGATATGGACGAGTTCGGCCGGTTCAACTTCGAGAATGTTGCTTGTCCGCTGGTGGGGGAGTGCAAATACTATAAAGTAATCTGTAACCCAGAGTTTAATACTAACCTGACAATGCGGGAGAAAGAGATTGTCCGCCTCTATAAAGAGGGATATAAGACTGAACGGATTGCCGAAATACTGTCACTCTCCCAGTTGACGGTCGAAACACACAAACGAAACGCTATGCGTCGCACAGGGGCGACAACGCTTGCCGAACTCGTGATATGGGCTAACAACCACGGACTTTAAACACAAAACATACCCACCATGAAAACACTTTATCTCTGGGTTTCAGACAAAGGCTGGACACCCTTTCAGTACAATGAACTTTCTGAATTATCCTCCGAATTTGAGGCGCGCAATATCAAACTGGGCGACGAGTGCAAACTGGGCAACTGGTGCAAACTGGGCAACGAGTGCAAACTGGGCAACTGGTGCAAACTGGGCAACGGGTGCGAACTGGGCGACGAGTGCAAACTGGGCGACTGGTGCGAACTGGGCAACGGGTGCAAACTGGGCTACAGGTGCGAACTGGGCAACTGGTGCAAACTGGGCAACGGGTGCGATGTTCCGAAATCGCTATTTATCAGCGCCTCTCATCATACAGTATCCTATTGGGGTGAGGATGTTATTCAAATAGGATGCAAACGCTACACCATTTCCGAATGGCAGAAGCATTTCCGAAAAATTGGCGAGGCCAAAGGCTATAGTCCCGAGCAGATAGAGGAATACAAAGGGTATATAAACCTGATCGCTACCATGCACAAGACGTGGAAGGTTGAGAAGGTAAAGGACAAATAACAGCACGAGGTGTGTAGCTCAAAGGTAGAGCGGTGCAGGGATGCGAAATAGAAGCACAGAGGTTGAAAGACCTTGCATTTCCGGGCGCAGGTTGCAGGTTCGAATCCTGCCGCACTTCCAAGATAGCCACCGCATAGGTGAGGGGTTTGATTGCTGGCACTAACCCCGCCGCAAGGCAAAAGCGATCCGTTAGGCCGATAATAGCGTCATCGGCGGGCCGTGGGCAAGGCTCAAAGTGATAGCCCCGCAAAAGCAAATAGCCGAATGCGCGAAAGACTGGCATAGGCTTCGAGCTGCGATGATATGAGCGGCGAGAACCACCGGGATAAATCAAGCATTATTATGCCTGGTGTGGCTTGACCGCCTATCCAGGCTCTATGGCAGGCCTTGCGCACCGTTCTTTCAGCAGTGGGTTATTTCATTTTAGGCGTGAGGTCTGCATCTTGCCCGCGTGCGCTTTTCGGTGGCGCAGTTTTGAAATGGAGTTTAAAGTTACAGTGCGCGCGGGCTTATTTGCAACACCTTAAAACAATTATACTATGGAGAAGAACACTTTGAGGAAGAGGAGATTTCTATGCTTCGACCTGACGCCCAGGTGGAAAATGTGGAACCGGATCGAAGACCTGGAGGTGCGGCTTGCTACATGCCTTTGCGAGCGCAATGAAGCGGATGGACGCCTTATCGAGCGGGAACACGAGGTATTGGCGCTCACTCAAGCACGTGATACCCTGTACAAGCGCATCGACGAACTGGAAGGCAGGCTCAGGAAATTCGACCGTACCCGTGGGAAAAGCGGCAAATACATCAAAGGCCATGAAACACGATCCTCAAAATAAAATTCTGGCCTATCTCAAGGCCGGCGGCAGGCTGACTGTCCGCAAGGCTGAGAGGCTGTACCACACAACGGAGCTGCGCCGGATCATCAGTCGGCTCCGGAAAATGGGATACTCCATTTGCTCGAACAAACAGAAGGCCGTTACGGAAGACGGGCGGCCGACGCAGTTTAACGAGTACTATATGCCACAGGTCGCGGATTCCTGCCAATAGTCCGCAAATCGCATTTTAAGTTTGGTATTTGCCATTGGCCAGCTGTGAAGCCCGCGGATGGTGCACCGCCGAGATCGAAGCCCTGCGCGGTAGCGTGGGTGAGTGGAGATGTCGGCGGTTTTTATTGAGCTATGGTGTAATGGTTAACACACCGCCCTTTGGAGGCGGTACTCCCGGTTCGAATCCGGGTAGCTCAACGGGGTTATAACCCTAATGTTGTGAGTTTGATCGGGCGCTTGGGCGTCTGTCACAACGGAAGCTGACAGAGGGTATATCCCTCGACAATCCGAGGCTGCGTGAAGGAAGTAGCAAGGCCGAGGCGGGCTAAGCCCACGAAACGGGAGATAAAGAACGCAAATCGGCGGCGCGAAGCACAGTAACGCCGCCACCGCGGGGGCAGTAAGAAGCCCCCGCTTCTTTTGGATACAATCAAACGACCATGAATAAATATCTTCAAGAGCTCAAAGACAAAGGACTGGTGCCTTTACGGCTCGACAACAACACGGTGCTTTGGGTTACACCCGACAAGGCCAATGAGAAGTACAAAACACGCTACCTCAAGAATGCCGAGAGGTCGCGGAGGATGGCATTGAATTTAGATTAGTTATGAATTACGGATTACCTTATAAGGGTTCTAAGAATAGTATTGCGAAATGGGTTATTTCGAATCTTCCCGCGTCGCATACGTTCGTGGATTTGTTCGCCGGAGGATGTGCGGTAACTCACGCTGCCATATTGTCTGGTAAATTCGGACGTTTCATTGCAAACGATATTACGGAATATCCCCAAGTCTTCCGTGATGCCATCGATGGGAAATACCGGAATGAATGTCGATGGATCAGTCGGGAGGATTTCCTCCGTCTCAAAGATGACGACCCCTACGTGCGTCTTTGCTGGAGCTTTGGGAACGATATGAAGACATATATGTATGCTCCGGAGGTTGAGCGGTTCAAAAAACACATGCACGCGATATTTTCCGCGGGAACGCCCACGAGCGCGCGGTTGGCATGGAAAGGATTTGTCCGGGAATTTGCAAAAGTCCGTGATAAAATAGGAGAGCTGACGCAAAAGGTGCTGAAGTTGTGCGCAGCGTGCGACGTGGCACCTCAATACAATGCGGACGGCACATTGAATACAAAGGCGATACATACAGATGTTTTTCGGGTTAAATCAGCGTATTTGCGAAAATATTTACAGAACGCCCTGAAATTATCCGGTCTTACGCAAAAAGATGTCGACCGACGCCTTGGGAATTATATGGGTAGGCATTATTTTAGCGAATCTCAATGGATGTTGCCATCCTCTGAACAATACGAGAAGTTGCAAGAAATTTTACCGGCGTTAACTATTCCGTGGGCGCCCTTAAACGAAAGTCTGCAAAGTCTGCAAAGTCTGGAAAGACTGGAAAGACTGCAAAGTCTGGAAAGTCTGCAAAGTCTGGAAAGTCTGCAAAGACTGGAAAGTCTGCAAAGTCTGCAAAGACTGGAAAGACTGCAAAGTCTGGAAAGACTGGAAAGTCTGCAAAGTCTGGAAAGACTGAAACTGTCCCGAAAGGATTACAGCGATGTTGCTATACCGCCGGGCGCGACGGTATACTGCGACCCGCCGTATGCTAACACGTCGGGGTATATCGACGATTTCGACCATGAACGATTTTATAGATGGCTGCGCAGCATGGAATTCCCGGTGTTCGTTTCGGAATATTCCATGCCGGACGACTTTATATGCTTTGCGAGTATTGACAAAGCATGCACCTATTCATCATCAAAAACGATAAAACGCGTAGAAAAGATGTTCGTACACGAGCGGTGGGCGGATGCTGTGAGGCGTCCGGATGATAATGTTCAGGGGCGGCTGTTCTAATCCTCCCTGCGTCGCAATAGTATTACCGCCATAGTAGTATTGTCGGCTGGCGTCCTATCTACGAATAACCCCTAAAAGTAAGAAATTATGGATGACATTACCCGCGTCTGCCGCAAATGCGGGCAGGAAAAGCCGTTGGAAGAGTTTGCGAAGAATAAGGAATGCGTATTAGGTCATAGCCATATTTGCAAACAATGCAAGGCGGAGCAGTCCCGTAAGTGGCACGCAGCCAATTTCGAAAAGGCGCGGGAAAATAACCGTAAGTGGCACGCAGCCAATTTCGAAAAGCGTCGGGAGTATGCCAGAAAGTATTACGCTGCCAATACCGAAAAGGTTCGGGAAAAAAACCGCAAGTGGCGTGCAGCTAATCCCGAAAAGGCTCGGGAAAGTTCCCGCAAATGGCGCGCTGCCAACCCCGAAAAGGCTCGGGAACGTTTCCGCAAGTGGTTCGCTGCCAACCCCGAAAAAGGGCGGGAGCGGTCTCGCAGGCATTGCGCCGGACTGACTGACTGTTATTTGAGAGGGCAATTAAAACAAATGGGCATCCCTATCACCCCCGAAACGATCGACTACAAACGTATCCAATTAAAACTATACCGAGAAATTAAAAACCAACAAAACGATGAAAGAGATTAAGAACATCCGGGAATTGACGGCCGATTTGGGCCGCGTGTATGCCGAGCTTCGTGAACGAAAAATAGAAATCAAGGAGGCATCGGAGATTGCGAACATTGCGGGCAAGATCATCAACGGCGCAAAAGCCGAGATGATGTACCACATTGCCCGTAAGGAGAAGCCGTCGATACCTTTTTTCGATGCCGATGGCAAATAATTTTGCAGATTCGGAATGAATTCCTATCTTTGCCGTTGCGAACCGGTGTATTACACCAAACATATTTCAAGTACATAGAACGCCTAATTATTCATGGCGTGTCCCTTGGTTGCTTCTACTGGTTTGGCGTAGTAGCATCGGTTCGCAAAACTCAATGGGGGCACGCCTTTTTCGTGTCATATTATTAACTAAACTTTTAACAACCGTATGCGAACCGATGTTAAAAGTGGTATCCGGGTAAATCATACCCCGACCACACCGCGCGCTAAGAAAAGCCGCACCGTATTCTACCGTTGCCATCTCAAGGCAACCCGACCTATGTTTTCATCTGATAAGGTCGATTACACCAACGTTATCCGCGCCACCAGCGAGGAACATGCTTTAGGTTGTTTCCTCGCCCAGTTCCGCGTGCTCTATCCCGCGTATGCTGTCGTTGTCGGCACCATACTCGTAAGCAGGGTATTCCCTATCAAGTCCAACCGTTAAAACTGGCCGCTATGGCACATCTTATCACCTTATTGGCGTTCATCGCGCCGATTGCCGTGGTATTCGGCTGGGTGCTATCCAATCAGCACCGCGCAAAGGAGATTGGAAAATTGCTAACCTTAATATTCGAAAGCCATGAATGAGTTTACGGAAATCACGGTTAAATGCGTGTGGACGATGATAAAGGGGCGCATTTGGCGAGCCCAATACCGCCTGCGGTCAAAGGCTGTCCGGACACAATCCAAGGCCATCTACCGAGCATTGAAGAACGAGAACAAGCCCCGTATTTACCGGGTTGAAATACGATAGCTCATGGACACGCAATTATTACACGACAACCACGTCCCCGGTGCTGACGTTCGAAGAGTATCATGATATTCCGAGCGAGCACATCAACGGTGAGCGGGATAAGTTCTCGGAGGTTGCCTCAAGGCTGGTCGACATAGACCTGAAGCTGATATACCATGCTTTCCGGGAGGCTATCAGGAAAGATCGTCGTGGTGATGAAGACGGCCGGGTCTATACGGTTGCATACAAAATCTACGACATTCAGGCGAGGCATCACTATATGCCTGTTTATGAACGCCGATACGACGTCTTCGCCGGATGTTTCGAGGAGGTGCAAACCGGGTATGAAGACAGCATCGAGGTTATTAATGTCACCGATATTGACGGCCGGATATGGCCCGGACATATGGCCCGGTTGAAAAATTACGCAAAACGAAACAATTTATAACAATGAGGACAATCATTGAAGTTGCCATTGGCAACATTACCATCTTTAGCGCGAAGTACTCACGACGTCTTGCGGATAAAGAAATCCATAAGGTTGTGCGTGAAGGGTGCATCGGCATCGACCGGAGCAAAGCCGTGATAACCATTAAATACGAGTAGGCTTATGAAAGAGTTAATCGCTATCCAGTCAGAATTGAAAGCCCCCAAGGGGCAGTATAACAGTTTCGGGAAATACAAGTATCGGAGCTGCGAGGATATTCTCGAAGCAGTCAAACCGCTGCTCAAAGCGCATGAATGCGCGTTGAACCTTTGCGATGACATTGTCAATGTCGGCGATCGCTACTACGTGAAAGCCACGGCGCGCATCACCAACGCCTCCGGAGAATCGGCGACGGCCACTGCTTTTGCCCGTGAAGATTTCGACAAGAAAGGAATGGATGGGGCACAAATCACCGGTACAGCGTCGAGCTACGCTCGCAAATATGCCCTTAACGGGTTGTTTTGCATCGACGATACAAAAGATGCAGACACGGACGAGCGGCGAACCGAGAATACCAACCGGGCAGCTGCGCAAAGTGCAAAAACTGCACAATCCACTGAGACCCCGGCCAACGCTCCGGCACCTGCCCGCAAACGAATTACTATGGAACACCTGGATGACCCTATCACCTGCGATCAGCTGCTGAAATGGATGTACGGGTTCCTCACGACTGACAACTATGCCGCAGATTTTGACGCAGGGGCACGCCTGCTGAAATACCGCGACGCCGATGCCGAAGTCGTGGATCGCTTCTCGGCGCTCTTCGAATCATATCGTCAGGCACGCAAAAATGCAAAGTGATATGGAAGCACAGGTAATGTTGCTGCGGGAATCGACGCCCGCCGCCGAGCTGGCCGCCCGGGCTATCTCCTCGGTTGTAAACGGGGAGGTAGACCCGATCACGGCTCACATCAATATCAGCCGTATGGAGGCCGCCATCAAGCTCTTCAAGGAGAACACCTACGTGCGCGACATCACGCTGCGGGAGCTTGCCAAATACGGCAAATCGCACCAGTTCGGGGACTGCCGGCTGGAGGAGGCCGAATCGGGCGTAAAATACGACTATTCGATGTGCGGCGACAGCCGGCTGAACGATATGTACAAGACGCTGGAAGCCCTCAAGGCCGACATCAAGGAGCGCGAGGAGATGCTGAAAAAACTACCGCATACCGGAATGGCAGACCCCGATACGGGGGAGGTTCTTTTCCCTCCAGCCCGTAGTAGCAAAACGACCATCAAAACCACTTTCAAAAAGCAATAAACAATGGCAGAACTGATTAACGTGTCGCTGTGTGTCAGCGACATTCCCAAGGACAAGATTTTTGTTGCCGAAAACGGCAAGAAGTACATCGGCATTTGCGTATCTGAGCTCCGCGAGGTTGACCAGTACGAGAATACGCACTGCGTGTTCATCCGGCAGTCGAAAGAGGAGCGCGAACGCAAGGACAAGCGGACGTATGTAGGCCGGGGCAAGGCGGTGGTATTCCGTCCCTCGGAACCCACTCCCGACCAGGTTGCAGATTTGCCGGTCGCCGGAGATGTGGATGACCTGCCTTTCTAATGTAGCGCCGTATGGTTTACGATCTGAGCACCGACATCGACCGGGAGCGCTTCAAACATCGCGTTAATGCCTTGTATGGCCGACGTGCGCTTGTCGAGTGTTCAGAACGGAAGCCACAGCGCACGGGGAAGCAAAACCGATATCTCCATTGTATTCTTGGCGAATTCGCCATGCAAACCGGGAATCCGATAGGATATGTCAAACAGGAATATTTCAAACGGCTATGCAACCCGGAATTATTTGTGCGCGTCGAATACGACAAGCTGATGCACAAGGAGGTCGAAAGGCTCCGGTCAAGTCGTGACCTTGATACAGGAGAGATGACTACAGCAATAGATCGGTTCCGTAATTGGGCTTCAATGGAGGCGGGCATCAACTTACCAAGCCCCGAGGATAATGAATGGATCTCTTTCATCGAGCGGGAAATGCAACATCAAAAAGTGTGGCTGTAACACGGACATAGAATGAATTACTTAGACCTGATACGAAAATTTTGGCAACTTGATGCAACGTGGCAATTTGGCTGCTGTGAATCGAGGCTTTACTTCTACCTTGTAGAACAAGCGAATCGGTTAGGCTGGCCGGATAACTTCACGCATTCCGACGCACGGACGTCGATCAATGTAGGGGTGTCACCTAAGAGCTTGCGCGCCGCCAAGAATCGTCTTATGCAGGCTGGGTTGATCTCATTCTCCGGCGGCGGAAAAGGTCGTGCCGATAAATGCAAATACACTTTTAGGTGTTCAAATTTACCACCTATAGTACCACCTAACGGGACACCTAAAGGTACACCTAACGGGACACCTAAAACAGAGGATACTTCTTATATAGAAGATAAACTAAACCAAACATATAATACCCCCTATAATCCCCCTTTGCAGGGGGAAGAGGTTACGGGCATCCCCGAAGAGTTCGTAACTCTTTGGGATGGGTTTAAGGGAAAACGCAAGTCGCTTGCTGACGACTATAATGACTTTTGCAAAAAGACGGATGGTTTGACCGTTGATTATGTTAAATTAGGATACCATGCCCAGCTTGCAAAAAACGTCTATTTCCAGACGTGGCTAAACGACTTTTTCCCGAAAAAATTCCGGTGCACGCTTGACACCTCCGTTGTCGAACCTACGTTCCAACCCATTGTGGCGGATTGGCTTGCCTACAAGTCTGAACGCGGACAGACCTATCGCCAGCGGGGCTTCGAGAGCTTCTATGCGCGGCTTATGGAACTTTCCGGGGGCAATGCGGATACTGCCCGAGGGATTATCGAGCAGTCCAAGGCTAATAACTGGGCGGGGATATTCCCGCTGAAAACGACAAACGACTATGGCAGAAATGCAGACAATCGGGTCGCTCATTGCGACATTACCAGCGACGAGTTCATGCGCCGTTGCGAAGAGCGGGTCAGAGCGCGCCTTGCTCGCACAATGGCGCGGGAAATGGGGACGGACGGCGGCGGTGATGCTTAAGCGTTTTAACCCCGGCGTGCAGCGCTATTGCGCCGCGAATATCGACCGTTGCTTCACGGGGGATGCGCCTTCCCTGCGTCAGGTGCGGAAAGCCTACGGTGGGGATGCGCTCGATTCGTGGCTGGATATTCAGCTCACCGACCTCGTGAACTTCTGCGGCGTGAAAGGCAAGGAGGAGTTTTCACGCATCACGGACGCGGTGGCGGCGGTCATCGCCGACAACTTCGGTTATCTGAAACTCTCGGAGTTGATGCTCTTTTTCCAGCGTTTCAAGGCGGGGCATTACGGGCATTTCTACGGAACGGTAGATCCGCTTGTCATCACTGAGGCGTTGCAGGTGTTTCTCGAATACCGAGCCGACCGACTGGCACGCATCGAACGCGACCGCCACAAAACCGAGAAGCTAAAGAGGGAGGAGGAGCGCGCCGAGCGGGAACGCCGGGGCGAGCTGCTGACCGCCGAGGAGTGGAAAGAGATAGGATGGCTTTTTAATCTATGAACTAACTATGACGTATATAGGCATTGATACGGGAGTACATACAGGCTTCGCGGTATGGCATTCGGACACAAAATACCTCGCGGAAGTGAGTACCATGACGATCACCCAGGCAATGGAGCGCGTGAAAATGATCTCCGACATTCGGGGCAAAGATAGTATTCGACTGTTCATCGAAGATGCTCGCCAACGCAAATGGTTTGGCAATACGGGACGAGAGCGCCTGAAGGGAGCCGGAAGCGTTTGTCGAGATGCATCAATTTGGGAGGGTTGGTGCAAGGAGCAAGGCCTGCAATATCGGATGATTGCTCCTAAGAATAATCGTACTAAACTATCCGCAGCACAATTCAAAGCTCTTACGAAGTGGCAGGGAAATACCTCGGATCACTCAAGAGATGCCGCCATTTTAGTATTTGGCAGATAAGTTTTGCAGTCACGCCAGTCCCCTCAGTTAACCTTTAACGAATGATAAAATGAAAGTCATAGTCACCTTTTCGGGAGGCAAGGACAGCTGCATGAATTATTACGGATTATGCGAATAGATGGTTACCTCCGCAGTATAAGTTCCACGTCCCAGCCGTCGGAGAGTATATTTTGAAGCTGATGAACGTACCGCACCTGACATACCCGCTCGCCAAGCCTGCCGATGGATATGTAGAACTTATCCACGGCTCGGTCGACATAAAGGTTATCGACGCCGTATTTGACCCACCGCACTGCATTACGGCGCATGCCGAGCCGCTGGAGCATGTCGGTGGACAGGGGTATCGGTTCGATCCGGTCGGCGAGGATGTACGACACCTTGCCGGTGATCCGGTCGGTATGGGCGTTGATCCCCTTGGGGAATACGCTTGTCACGGCAATTACTTTCCCGGCGTGAAGAACGTAATTGCCAATTCGTAAAGAATCGGTTTTCATAGTCACAAACAAAACGAAATAAAACAGCAAAAATTATGACAGACCAAGTAACGAGCATCGAGCAGTCGAAGCGGCTGATCGAGCTGGGAGTGCCCGCGGAGAAGGCGAGCATGGCATGGATTGTAACAGGGAGAAGTACCTACAATCTCAAGATATGGAAAACTGATGCTGAAACAAAAGCTATTCTACATCAAAAGTTTCCCGATGGATATATCCCCGCCTTTACAGTCGCCGATCTGCTGGGGCTATTGCCTCCTAAAATTTCATGGCAAGACCCATCTGACGGTAATTTTCGCATGAGGCGATATATGGGCGAGAATGGCATCGAGTGGGTTGTCGACTACGATCGTTTTATCGCTAACGACGTTAGTATTATTAACGCCCTTGTCGAAACAATCATCCTGCTTGTGTCTACTAAACATGGGTTGAACCTATAAAATTACCAACCATGAAAAGCGAAAAAGCAAGGGAATTTATCGACGGGTGCATAAACAACCTTACAGTTGATATGGCTGACCACGCTGAAAGGCAGTTGAGATTGGCAATGACCCACACAGCCGAACTTGCCGAGCAGGAGGCCGAGGAGCGGATGCGGAAAAGAGCGATTGGCGCATTCGACGATATGTGGTTTGAGAACGGCGAGGACGGAGAGTTTGAACCGGATTACGAATACCACCGAAAGAATTTCATCCAAAAACTGACCGAGAATGAGAACGACGATTGACGAAAGAAGCGCTGTGGGAAAAGAGAAAACAGCGGCCGAAAGGCGCAAGGAATTGGCGACCCTCTTGTTTTGCCAAAGTTATCTATACTATCACGATATGCTGTCCTCGGCCGAATCTAAGAGGGTATGTAAAAGGATATCGGCCTTTCAGAATGAGCACCGAATCGCTCTCACGCGGGAGCAGATCGACAGCGTGGAAATTAAATACAAGGACTAACCATGACAAAAGCATCATTTGACACAATAGGCGGACTGGTGATCGCCTTTGTTGCGGGAAACTTAGCGCAACACGACTACTCGGTGGCGGATTGGTGGAGGTTTGCGCTGCACGTTATTTTTACTGTTGCGGGAATTTGGATGTTCAGCAACGGATATAGCAATTTGCCGAAAAAATAAAACAATGACACCGAAAGAACTGTACGACTGGGCGGTCGAGAACGACTGCGAGAATTACGACATAAAAATACGTGCGTTCATTGATGGCTGGGGTGATATTGCTTCCGATATTGAGGAGCTTGGAATTGTCAAAAAAGAACGACCTAAAATGATTATAATTGACATAAATAACCAATGAAACGAGAACTTACACTGACCGACATTGCGGGGTATTTGCCGTATGGGCTTAAATTATTAGACAGAAAGTACGGAATGACCACCGTATGGGAGTGGCAGAGTGCAGCGTGTTGCGACTGGAATGGGGAAGAAAAAGTTGAAATGATTTCCGGTGAGAAGTATTCGGAAGAGTTAGTTATGGCATCGCCGATCCTTCGGCCGATGTCCGATCTGTACGTGGAGATCACCGAGCGTGGTTACAACGACGGGAAGCCGTTTATACCGATTGTGGAATTGGCGAATTTGTTGGGCGCCCCGGAGGTGTACCAATGGGAACTACACTCAGACGGCCGTTGTGCGTTTTCCTCCAAAGCAATGGAGTATTTCCGCTGGTTGGAAGTAGAAAAGTCGTTTTTACACAGCCTCTCGTATCGACACGACTATTCGGGATATGATATATGCAACCAGCATGAAATGTATGACCTTCTCCACCGCCTTCACTTCGACTATCGCGGTCTGATCGACGCCGGACTGGCCGTCAGCGTTCACGATTTACCCACAAATCCCTATGAGGTATGAAAACCAAACTACTGCGCCGACTGAGGAAGGAGGCAAAGAGATGGCTCCGGCATGGTCGGGGAATTCGATTTGACCTGATTAAATCGCCGATAATTAGGCGAGAGCTAAACCGAAGTATGAATTATTACATCTTGTACCGCGTTGCGGAGCTAAAACGGAAGAGGAAATGAAGAATGAAATTATAGTGTGGGCGTTGCTTTCAATCCTCGGAATCGTCACTGTTTGGCTTATGTATCGCGCCGTGGAAATACACGAACGGCTCAGAAAATCAATCGAGGAACTCAAAAAAGAAATAGAATCCCATGAAAACAGGAATTGAGGTGACCACAGAAAGGGAAAGTAAGACATTCACGGCAAATGGAATGTCATGCGAAGAGCTGAGACTGAATTACAACGCGGCCTGCAACGCCTATCTGGCCGCTCTCTGCGAAAAGCACGGCTACGATTATGATCCGGATGCGTGGGCAGGCGACGACCCCGGGGGAATTGCAGAGGTCGGCGAGCTATTCGTGAGTATGTCCGATATGCTGACGGACATCGACCGTGACGCTCCGGAGGAGGAATACATCAGGTACTACGACTACTGTATGCGTGTCGGAGGGATTTGTGACGGCAAATTGGAAACCCCGAATTACGACAGCTGGCTGCGGGGATGCCCGCGGATAGACGAAGAGCAAATAGCCAGTCTGGAGGAACTGCAGAGTGGTATTCGTGATGCGGAAGCACTCCTGAAAACCGAGATCAACAGAATTAACAACCTCAAACAAGAATAGTTATGCGAGAAATTAAATTCAGAGGCAAGCGCTATGATAACGGGGAGTGGGTTTATGGAGGTATTATTTTCATAGACGGAGGCGAACCGCATATTTTCTGCAACTATGGAGGCGTAGAGGTCGATTCCGCCACCGTGAGCCAGTGCACGGGGCTTAAAGACAAGAACGGCAAGGAAGTTTGGGAGGGAGATATAGTAGAATGGGAAAATCTCATGAAAACCAATATGCGTAGCGTAATTGCCTATCGAGATCGGATGTTCTGTTTTGTAGATGCGAACAATGAACCTGAGGAAATTTGGTGTTGTTCATTTACGAAAATAGGTAATATTCATGACAACCCGGAATTACTTAAAACTGAATAACCATGCAGAAGATAATGTTTAACGACCGATACCATCATACAAACGCGGTTATCGAGGGACGCAAGACCAGGGCGACGCAAATTATGGCTGGGATCGACTTTCCGGTCAACATGGTTATGGGGCGCGTCCTCCCCGACAAAGATGGGAAGATATATGCAGTTGCCAATGGGGAGAATATCATCGTGAAATTGCGCTACAAGGTCGGCGAGGTCGTGGCCGTGGCGCAATGCTACAACGATGTGGTGCGGGAATTTACGGATTTGGCGTTTGTGCCCGGAAGTACTAACAAAATGTTCGTCCGTGCTGACCTAATGCCCCACCAAATCCGCATCATCGGAATCCGCTGCGAGCGGTTGCGGGATATTTCGGACGAGGACTGCATAAAGGAAGGAGTGTATGCAGGTTCGCAAGCATTAGAATACCCATACTATTTTATAGACACAAAACAATTCCTGATCTGTGATTATAAATCACCCAGAGAAGCCTTCGCCGCGCTTATCGACAAAGTTTCCGGCCGTGGAACATGGGATCGGAACCCGTGGGTGGTGGCTTACGAATTCGAATTGGTGAAATGAGCGATTTGATCTGTCAAATAGTCACCAGTAAAATATATGCTTACGTGGCTGAGGTATACGGGCCGCCCACGTTTTGGGATGGCAAGTGGTGTCTTATGGTTTATGTACTATGGCGGGATAATGGGTGCCCAATACGCGAAGGAATGGTGCTAAAGTTCGACACCAAAGAAGAGGCGGAACGGGTGAAAATTGGGACGATAGCGAAGGATAAAACACTTTTTGAATTGGTGAAATAGTATGAAATTAGCAATTACAATATGCAGACCGTGTAAACCTAAGTGTCTGTATGAATTTACTGGTGATATAGAGACAGTACGTGAAACTTATGTAGTTGATGTGCCTAATATGCCGAATGCGGTTGTCGAGGCTGCGAATGAGGGTAATGCCGAAGGCTGTGTTGTAGGTATATCGTTTATAAAGGAGCCATGAAATTCACAACCCCATGCTTTGTCCGTGTCGAGGATGCGGAAAAGCGAAAGGAGCTGACTGAATGGTTGGAAGGAATCGGGTATTATGTATGCTCCTGCTGCTTGTTTGGAGGCTGTAACACCCTGCATTGCTGTGGGATTGATCGGCTTAAAATCGCTTACGAGGTGCACGGGATCTGCGACTACGACGAGGAAACCCGATATTCCATCGACCAGTTCAAGGCCGAAATTGCCGAGAGTTGCTATCCGAGTTACGACTGCGGCACTAACATCGCCCTATTCAAGGCACTGGCGGCGATGAACGACGAGAACGATTATATGCAACTCTTTATCAACAAGAGCAACAGATATCGGTGGGTATTTTGCAACGCCCAGCGGTTATTTGATGCAGTTGCAAAAGAGTGCGATTGGCGTAAAGCCACGGCCGCAGAGATTGTCGAACATTTCAAGAAATAGCGAGATTCTCGCAAAATCTCGAAAAACTGAAAAATTATGAGAAAATTTGACTTAGAGGCCGCCAAGCGAGGTGCGGCCGTGTGCACGAGGGACGGGAGGAATGCGCGAATTATCGCATTTGACTGCAAAGGGTGCGGCAGGAAGCCCATATTGGCCTTAATTGATATGGGCGATTGGGAGCAAAGCGCCTCATGGACAGAACGAGGTGAAATCATTGAAGATTTCAAAGACGCTTCCGACCTGATGATGCGCGACGACGACTACGCCGAGAAGCTGGCGCGGGGAGAGTACGGGAACCATATCGAGGATAAGCTCGAAAAGGTTGATCCAACTATTAAGGAAAACTTAACAGTTGACCGGGAGTACTGGCGGAGGGTGTATGCCGGGCAGATGATGGCAGCTACGTTTCCTGTGCTTGTCTCTGATGGCTGGCAGGCTAAAGGTGAGTGCGCAAACATACCAGCTGAAACACTGATTGCTCGTCAGGCTATCGACTTCGCCGATGCCCTCCTTGAAGAGCTGGAGAAAACGGAGAAGAAATTATGGAAAAGTAATATAATGAAAGGCCTACAACCATAATAGTTTGGCTGGTCGTAATACTGGCAATAATAGTTATGATCGCCTTTACCGGAATCAAACCGGCAATGTAAAGGGCTCCCTGATCCGGAGCCCTTTATGTTTGTGGCGCTCTCAAGCCCCACCTTTGACACATCACTCCAAAGGTAGCAACTTATTTCGATAAAAGCAAATGGGGAGAAGGGCGGCCAACTATCGCCGACTATACGGTATGGACAAATGAACTGAGCCGGGAAGAACTGATGATAATTATACACGGCATATGCAATCATCGGATCAACCAAGCGAAGAGGAAGCTCCAGTTTTTGCGGGCGCAGCGCGACAGGCGCCGAGCCACGCGGGGTAAATACAGGGAACCGAATCCGCCTATTTCGTGGCGGAGGTTTAAAACAAAGGAAAGAGATCATATTGACGGACGGCAACAGGAGTTGCCACTATTTTTATAGAATATGGATAGTTTGCTCATGCAAGTTATGCGGGATCGCCAATCCGACGCGATGCTATTGATTAGCGCATCAGATTTGCGTACCTTTGCAAATGTGCTCATTCAGGAGACAGGGGATAGCGTTGCTGAAAAAACATTCAGTGCCGTGAAAGCAGCTATGGGTGATAAGATAAAGTATTGTACCCGTGGAGAGGCGTCCGAGATTTTAGGAGTGTCCTATCCGACATTGCATCGGTGGGAGAAAGAAAAGTGTCTAATCCCGGTAAGAATAGGACGAAAAGTGCTATATTTGCGTAATGAAGTGGACGCATTCAAAGCACGAGGACGCACACGAAGTTTGGGAAAATGAAGTGAAAACCTGTATTATATCGCCAAAAATAAGCCAAAAACATGAATAATAAAAATAGCAACCATCAGATTGTCAGATGATTGCTATTTTGAAATTGTAGTCCCGACGGGAATCGAACCCATATCGTAAGAACCGGAATCTTATATTCTATCCATTGAACTACGGGACCGGGAGTGCAAAGATGCAAAT